CGTGTGGCGCGTCTCACTGAAGAGTTAAAGTTTTCTCATTCCTTCCTGCACCAAGCGATCTCAGCAATGAAGGTGTGGGAGCCTATCATTCAGCAAGTGGCGAATGAGGAGAATTGGATCTTGACGACCGACGACCACACGGGCGAACCTGAAGTGATCTGGAATGGGGACGACACCTTAATTGACAACGCACAGCAGGCGTTGAAGATCCTACAGCCGAAGGAGGCAGCGCCTAGTAGTTATTCCATGCCGGTAGCAATTTTGAAAGGAGGGTCGGATGTTACGAATGAACTTCCCGGACAGGAAAGCGAAGCGGCGACAGGAAGCGGAGGAGAGGAACAAGCGAACGTTGCCAGAGAGGCGGAGAAAAGCCCGGTTGAATTCTTCGACGGAGAGCCCAAAGAAAGCTGGAGAACCGAGGTTGCAGTCGAGTTAGACCATGCGAGGGCGAATGACGGCCTTATAAGTGTTAAGGTTTCAAGTGACTAGCTCACTTGAACCAGGCGAAGCCCCCGAAGCCCGCCAGTAGCGGTGTGACAATTGTCCAAAACACTTTCTTGATCGTGGCGGTTGTGTGCTCTAAGTCACGCAACCGTCCACGAACACCGGGGTATTCATCGCACCCGTCAAGAGTTTCTTTAATGTTTGTCTGAAACTGTTCGTCTTTCTTGCAATGGTCCTCCATTGTTTTAATCAGAGAATCTATCTTGTGCTCTATTACTTCCAAGCTACTCACTTTCTTTTCCCCCTTCTGCTGCTAACACGGCATGCACGGCCTTGACGGCCTTTATTCCTTCCAGTGAACCGGGGGCTGATCGAAGCAACGCCTTTAGGGGGTTTCTTCCCTGCACCGAGGATATCAGTACGCCCAATTCCCGAGCCCCGAGAGCGATAGCCAGACCACCCAATGACCGCTTAACACCGCTAGGGCTTCCCATTGCCGTACTCAATACGCCTGTAGTGAATACACCGGACCCAATTGACTCAAGCCGCTGCGCCACTCTTCGCGGGGTGCCTAGCGTCTCATTGATTTGCTTCTCGATACTGTTGACGCTGGTCTTAAGGTTTGTCTGTTCAGCTTTGATTTGTTTACCAAGGCCCGCAAGTTCTTCTTTCAGTCGGTTTTGCTCTCCTTTTTGCAACACCTTGCCTTGCTTCTGGTAGTTCGCAATCGTGGCCTTTGCAAAATCGTCAATGCTTCGTCGCTTTGAATTCCCAAGCTGACTAAACACCGCGTCGATATCTTTGAAAGCAGTTTCCCCAAGCCCCTTGCGAAGCACTTCATTGCCCGTGTTGGTTGGATCTTTGTAACTAGCCCACCACTTTATATGTTTATCGGGATTGTAAGCCCCGTTTTCCATAGCCTGTTCAATCCCTTTGTTCATGAAGGATTTATTCATCTTCTCCCACTGCGCCGGATCTTTAATTAGCTCACGGGCACGGGTGATAGACTCAACAGATTTATTATCTAACACTTTACCGGAAGCTGACACGGTAGGTCGGTAGATGCTATCAATCACACGCTCCGGGGTGCCCTGGGCGATCTCGCGAGTGACAGAGCCCTTAGAGAAGTAGGGCACGTACTCTTCTTTGTACTTCTGATTGGCCGCTGCATATCGTTTGCTGAGACTACCACTGCCCGCAGCAATGTCCGCGTCCAGGCCGTCGATTAGTAATTGCGTTTTGCGTCGGTCGTTATCACTCTTCATTGCTCGATAGCCGTCCGAAAGCCGCTGACGCTCGTTAATCAAATCGCGGACGGTGGCGTTCTTATCCGGCACTTTCGAGTTGCCAAGGAATTCGTCAATGACACCTTGCACGCGATCCCGCTCCGGACCGTATGAAGAGTTTAGCTGCTCCTTCAAAGCCTGATAGGTGTCGTCCGCCTCTTCGCCTAGATTCTTTGGAATGCGACCGGCCACCTTTTCAGGGGTCCCCTGAAGAGTCTCGGTTATTCCAAGATCCTTTTTGAGCTTGCCGCCAGCAGCAACAAACTCATTAGCCGTCGTAGGAATAGTGGAGGCTTCCAACTTAAGCGGATTGTAGATTTTCTCAAAGGTGTCTTTAGCCTCCTCGAATTTCTGGTTGAAGCCCTGCTGATATCCTGCGCCTGCTTCCTTGCCTAGTGGTGCATTAGCAGCGAACCTTGCGCGAAGATCCTTTGCCGTGGGAAGACTCATACGCTCTGCTTGTGCGATTGACTCCGCCGATTCAATGGCGGACTCTGCATTGCTTGCGATAGATGCTTCCTTAGCAGCGGATCCCGTTGTAGCGGATTGCACGCGGGCGTTCAGTCCGGCTTCTCTGGCCGCTGAATCTGTAATGGCTGTGTTCAGTTCATCCCCGAGCTTGTCCGTCTTCATGCGGCCCGAAGTGACCCACTTGTTTCCGGACGCTACCCCACTCTTCACCAAGCGATCAACAACCGGTTGCACACGGCCCGCAAGGAGAGCCATTGCGACGTCACCGGCTATCGCCGCTGTGTTGCCTGCTCCCTTAGATCCCGTAACCTTCTCGACCGTATCACCCAAAGCCGCTGTAGGGTTTTGCAGGTTCGCGAACAGCGAGCCGCGCAACCGTAGGGCTCCCATGAGGGTATTCCCAAGACCGGTTTTGAGTAGGGGGGCAAGGGCTTCTTCTCCTAAAGCGGCTGCCCGCTCTTGCCATGTGCTACCTTTCCAATCCCGTTGGAATACAGAGGGGCCGGTGCGCTCCGGTACAAGGAACCGCAGAGGGTCGTTTAGTAGGGTGGAAACCCCCTTGTTTATGTCATTCCAGCCACCTTTAAGCTCCCCGAGGACACTTAGCCTTTCCCGAGGGGCGAACGTCTTGCCTGGGGCTTCTGGCGAATCAACCGGGGTGACTTTGAGGCCAAATTCATCCGTATCACCCCGGCCCTTCTTCTCCGTAATCTCGGTAACTTCTAAGCCAAATTCATCCTTTGCCATGATTAATAGCCCTTCTTGTACACCCCTGAGTCTAACGCCTTTTGGATCTGCTCCGGAGTCCCTTCCAATTTAACCGACTTGCCGTCCGAAGCACGAATATACGCGGGGGTTTTCTCTTCACGGGTTTGTAAGGGCTGGACCTGCTGCACCCGCTTGCCTTGAATATTGAAGTTCTTTACAGCAGTGCGGTGCTTTAGAGCAACGTCGTCCATCACGGCCCCTAGCTGTTCCTTATACAGCTTGCTTCCCACGCCTGGTTTACCCAAAGCACGCAAGGCTTTCTCAGCGTCGAAATTGCTGAAGCGCGTATCCCCGGCCAGGCCGCGAAGATCAATGCCAAGCAGTCCGAAGTGCGCAACGAAAGCTCGATCCGCGTCCGAAAGTCTTCCGGCTAATTCGACAGGAAGGGCACCGTTACCGGACCCCATTGTAGCAATAGCTAGAGCCAAGTCGGCACTCACCTTGCCAGTCTTGGCCGCTGTGGTTTCGTCGTATAGCTCGTTTAGTTTTCCAAGCTTTCTATATGAGTTTTCCGCGAAGCTGACTCCTGCCATTTCGGTTTTGTCCAAGGTCCGCGCTTTCTTCTGTGCTTCCACTCGTGCAAGCGTCCTTAGATCGATTGCGCCGGACGCAACATAGCTTGCGGCTTTGTCGTCATACTCCGGACTGCCGATTGATTTCATAAGGTCCGCCGCCGCTGCATTCTTGTTAAGATCCCCGCCGCCTTGTGCATCATTCGCCATGTCTGCGCGGATCTTGCCGGTCTGCGCGTTGCGCAAGTTAATCTCTGAAGGCGTCTCCCCTGTCAACGATTGCATCGCTGCTGTTTGTGAACCTGGAGCCCACTTACCGGAAGCCATTTCATCACCGGCCTGGAGAAGATCGAACAGCGACCGCCCGCCAGCGCCAGGCACTTTATACCCCGTGGCCCCTGCCCTGCCGATGTTCTCATTCACCGCGTTCATGGGATAGAGTGCTGCCATTTCTTGAGGAGAGCGAAGGGTGTCCGTAATGCTACGAGAGCCTGGAGTGTAAGCCTGCGGAGCCTGCTTTGCACTGCCGACGGCGGCAAGCACGTCCGCAAGTTGCTTCTGCGCCTCTTGCTCATCCCAAATATAACCTGAAGGAATTGTGATTAGTTGCTGTGCCATAATTTATCCGTTTAGCCAGGTAAGATTGCCCCAAGGCGACCAACCGCCCATTGTCGTTTTCTTAGTCGCTTCTGCCGGACCTGTGGTGGTGCTGCCCGTGGTGGTGGTGGTTTCACCCTTCATCGCCCCGAGTATCGGCGCAACTTCCCCGACAGCCGTTTGATTGGCGGACACGTAGGAGGGCATCAACTCACCAACGAGCTTTGCCGCAAGCTCCATTTGATTGCGACCGACGCCCGCAGCATACTGACCGACACTGGTCCCATAAGCTCCGCTCCGGAGTCCGGATGATCCGCCAGCTATACGAGCCGCGTCGGAAAGATCCTGATAGCCCTTATCGATCTGCGGACGCATTCCCTCAAGGATACCTTGCAGGGAATTCTGAAAGGTGCTGCTCTTGGTGAAGTCCCCGAGGTTCGTCAGGTTGTTCAGGCCGGTCTGCGCACCGCCGCTAATCAGGTCAACGAGGTTTAAAGCCCTGCCCTCATCTAGGAAGGTCGGAGAAGAAGTTGTACTCGTGTTCTCCGTGCTCTGTGTCCCTTGCATTGATGCTTGGGCTTGTGCAAGTGCGGCTTGGGCTTGTGCGTTTTGTAACCCCGCCTTTGCTTCAGCATAGGGGTTAATTGGTTGTGGCATATATCCGACAGACATTTACTTTTTCTCCAACCATTCGATTTTATCTTCTAAACTTTTAATTATTACTTTCAGGTCCGCCACGTGCTTTTCCGCAGCAGCGGCCCGCATTATCTGTTTAATCATGGCGTCGCATGCCTCTTCGAATGTAATCATGCTATTGCCCCAATCCTAGATACCGAAAAAGCTCCTGCATCTTATTCGGTTGCGGCTGAGGCACTTCCGTTGCGCCAACGTCAGTAGCAAGAGGGCCTTGATAGGGGCCGGACTGCTGACTAGTTGTTGACGGGGGCATCGGAGCCGGTCCGCCTGAAGTGGTGGACAAAAGGTCCGCCAGTGATTTGATGGGGGCCATATTCCCCATGTTGATTAGAAAATCTGTTAGACGCCGCGCCGGGTCCGTTACTGAGTTCGTCGGCGCTACTGCTTTTTCTTTACCTGCCATTTGATACTCCTTCTTTTATCCACCGCCATAAATTATTATACCCACGGCTGTTGTCCCTGCTCCTGCAATCCGACACCACACTTTGTCTCCACTGGAAGTTGGATAGGCTATCGCCGGACCATAGTGGCCCAACACTTCAGAGGAGCCCTCATCCGATTGAGCAAACCCCATACTTGTAACTGCGCCTGAGTTAGGCCCAACTCCAATCTCAATCAAGTTGGTTGTTGCACCCACGTTTGTATTTCCTAGTAGATCCATTCCGACTTGCCAGAGCTTGTGATTTTGTGCCGTGGTTCCTATTTCAGTCCATGCCCCAAAGGCTCCGCTCGCTGGAGTGACTGAAGTGCCGCATGAACTAGCAGCGTTCACACCGTAAGCAACCCAACTGTTTTCTACCACGCCAACATATCGAGACCTAGATTCGGTGAAGACAACCACACCCACGCTATCATTGTTGACGGTGGTTTGTGATCTAGCTTTAATGGCATTGCCGGCGGGGATGTTTAATCCGGGGAAGTAAAACGCTTTACCACCACCCGCCGCTGTGCTTGCTCCACCAATAGCATTGATAGCCGCTTGCCCTGCATTAATATCAGGAATGACAATTGTGTCTCCCGCGCCATAGGCTATATCAACCAACAAACCTGTATCGGTAGCGGCGACGACTACCGTGTGCACAATCACTAACAAACCGAACACGTCATAAGCAGGAGTCATTAAAGTAGCATAAGCACCTTTGGTATGTGTGCCTGCTGCATTTGTGACCGTGGTTCCGTTTCTTGCTGTAGCGGTAAGGTTAGTTTCCGCCGATCCCGCAGCTTGCAACACTGCAAGTTGGGTGGCTATCAGCTTTCCTTTTGCGTAGCCGTGCATTTACGCAATCTCCGATCTGTAAAGCGACCAACTGACATTGCCAAGTAGATCGTACACACTCACGATGGTATCCTCGTTCAAGGTTGCGCCTGCTAAGCATTCAAAGGTATCATTGCCGGGTAATGGCAAATCGTAGTAATTGTAATGTTTGTTATCAATTGCGGCCCCGGCTATTCGCACTGCCACCCGTATCGTCGTGGGAGTGCCGCTTCTGTTGCAGGCAATTAGTTTGCTCACCACTGCTTGTGTGTTGGAGGGCACCGTGTATAAAGTTTCCAATGTCGCTGCTGCTGAATCAAGTTGTACTGGGTCAGGATAAGTTGTTGCCATTTATGCTCCTAGTAAAAGGAAGGGATGAAAAGTTGCTCCACCGCTTCCACCGCCATCCGTGAGCCGTTCCGCTAATTGGTCCAGCGCCTCTTGCACGTCACCGGGGTCCGCTCCTCCGTCCCAATCGGTTACTTCTGCTGGCGTAAAGGTTACATCCTCTGCATCTACTAAGCCGCCAGCACCGACCGTTGTCCAAGACAAACCACCCGATCCATCTGTTACAAGAATATCATCCGCGTCACCGTCATTATTCGGTAACGTGTAAGTGACATTACCGGCTAGGGCCGGGACAAGGAATTCAATATAGTTTGTGCCGGACCCCGAGGGCTCCATCATTCGAAGCCTGCTGCCCGTTGCACCGCCACCGATGATGATGTTTCCGCCTTCATCAGCGATGAATATGTCACCCTTCGTAGCGTTTGACGTGCTTCGCAGCGTCAAATCGTCACCGGACCCCGTGCCACCTTTCACAATCTGTCCGCCTGATCGACCGACTAATAGGAGGTACTGCGCGTGATCGTCGTCGGTCAGTCCGCCGATAGAGCCGTGGTCTAGCGTGGACTGCGCCCGCCAACTTGCGTCTGTTCCGTCGCTACCAAGGTAAGTGCCCGCACCGCCTATGGTCAGTTCGTCCCACTTTGGCGTGCTGTTGCCGTAGATTAAACTTCCTCGTGAAACAGCATCCGCAACTGTGTCCGAATGCTCCGAAGCATTCAATAAGGTGTGAGGAACAACGAACCCGCTTGTTGCATTGGTGCAGAATTCATCACCGTCTTCATCCTTAAAACAGAATACACTCTCGCCGGACCCATTGTCTTTGACGTAAAAGCGAAGGGTGTTAGGGCGAACCCGTGAAGGGGCGGTGACTTCTGCCGCTTCAACGTAGCTCATGAGCGTAATTCGCTCTAGTCCAAGATGAATTGCCATTAGTTTTTAAGATGCTCTTTCAATGCGAGCAATGCTTCCTCGGGATTACTTGCGCTTGCTACCCACAAATCTTTTATGAGGCGCAACGCCTCCGCCTGGCCGTGTTTACCTTTGAGCTTGGCATAAGCGTTCGTCACAATGCGTCGAGCTTCGCAGTTCGAACAGCCCGTCTTGCCAAGAAGTTTAGCCACGGGTTTCGCTAGGGCCTTTATCCAATCGCCCTTCCCTTCCCCGATCTCCGCGTTAAGCTCGCCTGCAAGGATCATAAAGGTGTTGGGTAGACGGGGCTTCTCGCCTTCCTTGAGCCCACAATTGACGTTGATACCCACAATCTTTTCACCGGGAAGCTTCTCGAATGGAACATTCTCCGGAATCTCACGTTTATTACCTTCGATATCTTTTAGAATTACACAAGCCAATGTTTTCTCTCTCCTTAACCGTTGGGTGTGTCAGTGACCGCCACAAACGCTGCGGACGTGCCTCTAAAATCTGTGGCCGTCACCACGGCCCCGTCCTTAAATTCAAGTTCGCAAGGTGCGCAACCGTCAGCGATCATGTCCCCATCCCTTGTGTCGCAAATACAAGAAGTGTAGGCTTCCGAGCATGGGTCCGCTATCGGCAAATCTATGCATAATAATTCAATTCGTTCGAAAAGAGGCGAGGGGCCGTCCGCTATGTTACAAGACCAAGTAGCATCGCAACATGCCAAAGCATTCCCGACCGCACACCCGGACAGGGCTTCTTCATCACAACCCCAACTCTCAAAGGTGCAAAGCGTGGTGCAAGGGCTGGTTACACAGTTGGTACAATACTTTCGGGTCTTAACATACGCAATGCCCGGTACGTCACCGTTATTAGAAGGCTTACATAGCTGGAATACTCTGTTCTTGGTGGTGATACTAGTACCAGTCTGACCGCCACCCTTAAGGATTCCTGCCGTTGTTTCGATTGTGAAGGGTCCCCACCCCCCACAAATCTTCATCGTCACGCAACCGGACTCACTTGCACACGGGTCGCATTCGCCGCTAGGGTCGCAACACTGAATCGACAATTCCCCCGTGGGCGGACAAGGGCAATTCCCGTTGCCTCCCGGCCCTCCACCACCACCCGGTAAGTTAGGTATGGGGCCTGGACTCGTTGTGCCCCCTGATCCCCCGCTCCGGGGGCCGGTGATACGTCCGAAGTGGCAGTCGTCCCCGTGGTTGTCGCATTCGTTAGGCCATCCACAAATTCCAACTGTGGTGGCGGATGGAACAACAAACTCCGTAGGCGGACACACACCACCGCACCCAATGATCGTAATCGAAGTGATATCGACGGTGGTGATAATCAGAAACGCTTTACAGTTCTTCGAGCAATCGAGCACCACCTTGCCGTCTTCCGCACAGATAATGCACTGATCTTCATAGGCCGGTTGACCGTTGCCTTGGAAAGCCGTGGACCGAAGATTCTGTCCGTAGTTGAGGGCGACCACTTCACCCATGATGTTTAGGAATTCAGGATTGTTTTCCTGAGTAAATGAAGGGATACCGGGGGTTGGAGCAAGCTTGGTTAAGTCCGGACATTCGTGCGTCCAAGTGGCGAATTCATCGGTCCGCGTGGCCCCGCCGTCTTGGCTTAGCTCATACCAATACTTCGTGCCGCCGACTAAACCTTCGATATCCGTATCCTGATAAATCCCAACGCCAGCAGCGATAGCAGTTATCAAAGAGAAGTCTACACCGTTTGTTGATCGGTAAATCAACACGGGGTCCGCACTGGCAGGAACATCCGTCCAACGAACTGTGATATCTGTGGTGGACGTGGACTCTGCCCGCGCATCTGTGGGCACTGCCATTAGGGAAGCTCCTCGACCGCCTGGCCGTTCGTCTTTATAACCTGGCCGTTCGATCCGCCTGCTACACGGCCATAAAAACAATCATCGCCCTGATTATCGCATTCCAGAGGCCACCCGCATATTCCGATATCCGCAGCAGCAGCGATCTCAAAATCTATTGGAGGGCAGACACCGGCACACCCTATCAGCGTAATGCTATTTATGTCCGCAGTGACGACCACCAAGAATGATCCGCACCCTGCGGAGCAATCAAGCACCAATTCTCCGTCAGCACCCGGACAGGCTACGCACTGATCGAAGGGAGAAGGCGAGTAGCCGCCAATGAACACAACACGGTTGTTATTTGCCTGCACCTGCTCCGCTATGGAGTTTAGCCGCTCTGCCGTGTCCCCTTCATCAAAATGAGGGATAGCTTGACGCCTTAGTGTTAGGTCCGGACAGGTCTGTGTTACAACGGTGACAGCGGAAGAAAAGGTTGACCCATTGTCATTTGTGACCTTGTACCAATACTTAACCCCGGCTGTGATATCCTGGTCCGTGTAAAGCTGCACACCGAGAGCAACATCCGCCGCGATCTCTGCATAACTAGAGCCGTCCGTGGACCGATAAACATCATTCGAAGCGCCGCCGTTATCCGTCCACCGAACAACATTAGCGTCCGATTGTGTGGATTCTACACGCGGATTAGTCGGAGCCGCCATTTAGCCCACCTTGTTGACGTTAGTGGACGCGCTTTGTAACCGATAGGCTCCTGCGGGCTCATAGAGAATATCAACCGGGGGCATCCACTCTGTAAACGTGCTTGCTCGGTCGTGAAAGAATTCAACCTTGACTTTGAAAAGGTCCCCGAGCAAAGGGAAGTTGGGCCGGTATAGGATCTCCGTAAAATCACCGCCGTCATTCTGCCCTTTCAATTCGAAGAACTTTCGAAAGAGATAGCGGGCCTTGCCATCAACAGCCACGGACACCGCCACCCTACCCCCGAGCTTGCGTCGAAAGCGAAGGCCGACGCCTGTTAGGTATTTGTCTCCGGGTTCCTCGCAGTCCGTCCAGTCGATAGCGTAATAACGACTCACCGCCGTGCCGTTGTCGTCCGTGGACCCTTCGTCGTCCAGCTTATAAACATCCGTGTTGTCGCAGGCTAAGAGCTTTTGTGCTGTTACGTCGTCGTCGTCTTGGTAATAAATTGCATGATCGAAATGGTGTCCGTCATAGGCCAGGTCCGTAAACTCGCCCGTCTCGACATTAACAATCAACCGGCCACGGTTGAACGTATCGCTTGCGCTGGTCGGATAGAAAAGAGTGTAGGTGCTGTCCTTCGGAGAGCCGACGCCCACACATTGATGGGCTGAAGCCTGATACATCACTCTATCAAGGTGGTGTTGAAACTTGGCCGGAAGTTCTTTCACGGTCTCGCCGTCGCAAAACACAATCCGGAAAGCTCCGTTTAAAAAAGCGTGTCCTATACTACCAATCTTAGCCAGGCTGGCCTTGGCCCCGATCCCCTGCGAATAGCGCAAGCGTTTTTGAGAGAAGCGAAGCTGTCCGCCGATGAACCGCACCCTGATAATATCATCGGTCTTGTAGACCATGACATTATCGCCCAGGTCATCACCGATGATTACATAACCCTTCGTTTCATCGAAGCGTAATTCGTTACCACCGCACCCGGACCAATCGACGTCAAAATCATCCGAGTAGACACCCTCGTATTCATCCCATGCGGACCCATCGTCCGAGGTATGGAACAAGAAGAGGAAGCCCCAATTTTGAGCAATGCTTTTGCAGTAGGGCGGTGTGCCGCCGACAGCGGAGATGTTTCCCGAGCCGGACCACTTGTAAGGCCGAACAACGGTGTTCGTGAAAACGAAATACTCCTTATGCACAACGCTTTGGGGAATCATCGTAGCCGTGCCCGACAAGGTTGCGGCCCCGGTGATGTTCGACCACGCCGCCGCGCCCGGAGCCATCTTCTCGACACGATTCGGAGTGATCCGCATGTAGTTATCGAACCACGTGCTCAAGTGGCGAATAGGGGTGTCCGCCGCGTCAGTGGCCGTCTCTAGGACGGACAAGCCCGCACGTCCCCACACCCGATTGTAGCGAACGTAAACGTTCTTCAAGTCGCGGGTGTATTCACGTTGCGTGATATCGGAGTAGTCGTGTAGACCTTTGAACTCCGTTATTCTGTGAATCTTCTCAGCCACTATTGCCACACTCCGGTAATGAACTGTTGCGCGATCCGTTTAGCCCGTCCGTGAACTTGCGACGCCCACACACTATTAAGCGCATGGCGGGCCGCATCTTCCCATCTACCCTCTTTGAGAGCCGGTAGCATGGACTGGAATTGTAAAAGCTTGGGGCCGAGGTTGAAATACATATTCAGCAAAGCCCCTAACCTAGCTTCGTCAAGTTCAATTGCCCAAGGTAACGCTTTAACAAGATCCCTAAAATGATCGTCGTAATCTTCTTCAAAAAGAAAATCGATTGCCTTATTCGATAGAGGACGTTGCATATTCCGACCGATCCCGATTGTAGGAATGCCCAAGCTATCGTTATAAAGCTTCTCCTTGCGACCTTCGTCACGCTCAAGCTGTTTTTTTACACGATCAAAAAAACTCATGCGTTCACCGATTTGTTTCTCACCCGTATTTCAGCAATCTTGTAAGGTGTCTGTGTTGCGCTTGTCATTGTGACCTTGCACACGAGCCGGTAATCCATTCCGATAGAATCATCCCCGATAGCGGCAAGAGTGACTATCACCGTCGCGCCGCTGATCGATGAAGTTGTCACACCCGTGGAAGACATTTCGTTGTCTGCCGAATCGAACATGGTGATTGTCTTCGTCGCGACACTATCACCGGACGGCACTTCGTTCGTGAAATCAAAAGTGTACTTCGCGACTTCTGCCGAATGTTTTACTAGGTATCCGTCAATCATTGTCCTACCTGTGCCTGAAGGATCTTAGCCGCTTCGCTTGCGCTCATCTGATTTGCGGGCTCTCCTAGACGCTTGTTCGTGAAGTCCTTCGCCTTCTCTATTTCGTCGTCTCGCATCTTCAACCAGAAAGCCGCGTCCTCTTTGTTCTTCGTAACAAGTGGCACAAGCACCGACAACGCCGCTGCAATAATCATCATAGGCCAGCGGGTGAAAAGCTCGTCGGTGTCAGTGATATCACTGGCGTTCGTGGTCCAGCCGAAATAGAAGAACTGAAGGTCATAGACCTGGTCCGGAGTGGGGTAGCAAAAGAAAGTGGTGTTCTCAATCGACGCTGCTTCGGGCCGTCCTTCATCGTCGGACTGTGCCACGTCCATCGCGTCAGAATGAGAACCAATGGGAAGCTTGTACCACTCAACGTCCGAATCATCGGACGCGCTTTCCGCCTTCATGAAAGCATAACGGTGGATCTTAAAATCGGACAAGTCGAACCCGTTGCCCGAAGCGGTGGTGATAGAATATTCCTGCACGTCTTCGAAAAGGTTTAGCGCGATCTTCTGCGCCATCCAATAGTAATTACCTAATCGCTCGATCTCTCTCCGCCCTTCGTCCATCGCGAAGCGAAGGAGAAGAGGATCAACGTCCGGCTTGCCACAAAGCGAACGGGTTATGTCCATTGCTTCAGAAATTGTCATTAGAAATACCGCGCCTTATTGTGATAGTCGGTTGACTTAACGATCTTAGTTGGAAAGAGCTTAGTCGTGGCGATCTCTAGTTGCTTCAAAAACCGTTGGAAGTTTTCGTCACTGACGCGAAACTCTTCGCCCGACGCCAACGTGATGCAGAGCCGCCAGAGCAAATAAGACGCCCATCCCGCAGGAAGATCCGGGTCATCGTCCGGTCCGTCGAAATCATACAAGGGCCGCTTGAACTGCAAACGAATTGATCGGCCCGTGGTGTAGTCCGTAGCCGTAACCCATGTTGCGCCCGTGGTCCCGGTCCGCTGCCAGAACAACGGCCAGTCCTGTCCGGTGACAGGCCGAGTCTGTGCGCTGGAGGTATGGGGAAAAATACAATCGTAGTATTCCCCATCGGTGCCCGTTACCTCCGAAACAGTCCCGAACGTTTCCCCTGCACTAACGCTAGACACAGAAGGGATAGGCCATACAAATAATTTTTGACTCGGTAGAGAAATGGCTTTTTCAAGATAAACTCCTTGGGGGTCCCCCGTCTCATTCTTTGGAGTGAGCCGCTCCCATTCGCGAGGGGAATAAATTCCTATGGGAGTGTCCGCGCCGGTCGTATCCCTTAAAAAGGCGTGCATCAACTCCATGAGGTTTTCGGGGATACCGTCCGGCAAATCATCATCGGCGGTGTAAATCCGGTGATCTGCCTCTAAAAAAATATGGCGGGAAGACAAAGCCCAAAGAGCCGCCTTCTCGCCAGTTAAATCGTTATCTTCTTCGCGAAGGATATCGTTCAGGTCGTTAATTCCGCCACGCATTAAGCTAAGGGAAGCCGCTTCCCCGAGCTTCACCGCTCCGACACGCCGCAACGCGGCCTCGACAATGGCGTTCCTTTTTCGCAAGTGATTCGCAGTCGTTCCAACACTCATTAGTTACCTACAGTAGGGACAAGGAACATCGGCCCTATGAAGCCGGTGACATTTTGAACAAACAACAATCATCCCCATGTTAGGAAATGGGGTCCGAAGCAACGAGCACATGATCGTTAGGGGTCCAGTTGGTTGCCGTGATCGTTTGTGTGATCGGCACAGTGACAGCCGCTACAAGCTTGATGGTGGCATTTGCTGTCCAAAACGAAGCCCGACCATCTTTCAAAGTGAGAGGGCTGGTAAGGGAGTTGCCCCCGTCACGGTCTGCAAAAAGAGTGACAGCGCCGTCTGAAGTGTTGGTCACTGTGAGAGTGCCCGCGTCGTCGTCAATAGGAGCCATGCCGCGCCGTAGCGAAAGCACTTGAACGTCATACCTATAAAGTCCACTAATCGCCATTTTCTAAATTCTCCTTTTAATAATTAGGGGGTGGGACAGGGCTTAGGCGGCATGATACCGCCTAGAAGAGGGAGCCCTGTCTTATGAGAGGTCGTTTGTCTAAAACCCGAATAACATCCCGTGCTCTAAAATCATTCGGAAGCTCTTTGTAAAGATGCAAAGCCAATTCGTATTGCTCGGGGGTGTTGATACTTAAATCTAACTCCGGTCGGCGGATCTCTGCGGGGGCCTGTATGGTCCGCACATGCTGATTCTCAAAAGCCCATTGATGGGGGTGCTCTCTATAATAAGCGTCGCGTCCAAACCTACCCAATATTTTATCCAACCACTGAAGAAAACGAACATCGTAAACCTCAGCGCCTAATCCACCCGGATAGCCGTTGCCTAACACGTTTTGGTCAAGATTCGTGGTTAGCCAATTCCACGGCGCAGGGTTTTCGTTGTAATGAGTCACTATCCGGTCAATTTCGTCAGGATCAATAAAAGTGTTGTCCCCCGGAATGCGGATAATTATGTCCCCGTCCAAGATATCAGCGGCCAAGCAGTAGCGGTGAACAAGATCGTCCGCATTGCCTTTGTAGTCTAAAACCTCGATACCAAGATCCCGCGCAGCATCTTTCATAATGACGCCGTTCGCTTCGTGCGGAATCGCCATCATGATTTCGGTGTACGACTTTGCTTGCCTTACTCGATTCAATACATGCCAGATTTGAGGCTTACCTTGAATCATCAACCCGTTCTTACCAGGCATCCGCGAATTCCCCATCCGCGCCTGCACCACACATACTGTTTTCATGGCCGGAGCCTCTTTATGCTAGATTGTTCACAATCTAGCACCCGAATTTCACCAGAGCCCCGTGCTTTCTCTAGGTTGCGGATCTCGCGAACAAGAAGCTTGAAGCCTGCGGGCTCTACTGATGCAGCTTGGTCCGAGCCGAGCATCGCCCGGTCAAGGGTGATATGACGCTCGACAATCGTTGCCCCCATTGCGACAGCGCAAAGCGTTGTCCATAAGCCCGGTTCGTGACCGGAATATCCAA